TCACTTAGCGTTTCTGCGGTGGGCGTTCAGCTTCACAATCGCGCTCTGCGCCAAGGCCCGCGTCCGGGCGAGATACAGCTCCAAAATCTTATTCACGGATGCCAGCGTGTGGCCGGTGATCGTCGCGATTTCCTGCGGCGTGCATCCGGCCTCCGACAGCATCGTGACGGCTGTTCCGCGCAGGTCGTGGAAGTGAAGGTCGTCGGTAATCCGCGTGAGCGTGAAGGCGGACTTCCACGCATTGTGAAAGGCGTTCTTCGTCCAGGGCGTGCCGTCGGGCTTCGTCAGTATGGTGATCGCACGACGCGGCGCGGCATCGAGGGCGACGCGCAGCGCCTCCGTGCACGGGATCCAGACCTTCCGGCCGCCCTTCCCCTGGCGCAGGCTGATCGCTTCTCCGTCATAGGCCGACCACGGCAGGCGGAGCAGGTCGCCTTGGCGCTGGCCGGTATGGAGCGCGAGCAGCAACGAAAGCTGCATCTCAGCGTTCGCCACCGCGTCGAAGGCAGCAACGTGATTCGGTAGCCAGATGAGCTCGGCCCGGCTGTTGCCGTAGGCCCGCTCGAACGTGGCGATCGGGTTATGGATCAGGTGCCCGCGATTGTAGCCCCACGAGAACACCCGGGCGAGGGCTGCAAGCTTGTTGTCGGCCGCGCGCGGCTGGGTCTCAGCGAGCTGGTCGTGCCATTTCAGGAAGAGTGCGCGGCTGCGGCGGTCGTCGACATGCTTAAGCAGCGTCGCCCCCCATTTGGCCTCGACGGCATTGAGATTGAACCGTCCGATCGTCCGCGTCGATTCGGCGAGCTTCTTCCACTGCTGCGAGTCGCAGTACTGGCGGATCAGCCACGACACGGTGCCGGCGCTTCGCTCCTGCGCAACAGCCCTGCCCGCTTCCTCGAATGACGCCAGGAACTCGGCCGAGCCGGGCTCGCCAGTGATGCGCTTCCCGCTGGCTCGGTGGTAGTAATATTTCGACGTGGAGCCGTCGGCCGCCGTGTGGGTGACCGTGTTCACACCCTTGAGCTTAACCCGCATGGCTCGCCGCCCACTCCTCGAAGGATTGGTCGGCACTGTCGAGAAGGCCGGACCGGCGATCAAGGGCTCTGTCGATTGCTTTTCGATCCCAGCGGTTCGTCCCCTGGATCGGAGGCGGCACGATACCCTTCCGAACCCAGCTGTCGAATGCCGCGACGGTCTCGCAGCCGACGTACTCGGCCGCCTGGTCGCGTGTGAGCCCGCGCGGGGAGAGACCGATCGGAAGCGTGGTCAATCCGCCCTCCCCTCTGCGATGCTCGGCACCCTCTTCACCCGGTATCCGGTGATCTGCTCGGCCCAAGCAATGGCACCTTCAAGCGTCGACCCTGGCCCACGCCGGACAATCTCGCCTTCCGGCGTGATCGCGTTGGCGTACCAGGGACCGTTGTCGGAAAATGCCTCCACGGTGGCGACGGCACCGCCGCCGACGTAGAGAGCGTCACGCATCGTGTGCCCTTCGGCTTGCGGCCAGGGGTGCCAGCCGTCAGGCTTCGGGTCAGTGTCTGCGCTCATGCCCGTCATGCTGCGGCTCCGATGTCGAGCGCGTCGGCCGGGGCGAGCGGCACCCACTGGATCAGCACGCCCCGGAAGTCGGTGACGGCGGAATGTTGGGCGCGCCAGAACGCCACCATCTCGTCCCACGACCGGAAGCCATCACGGATCGCAAAGGCATCGAGGTCCCGAGCCGTGCGGGCCCAATTGTCGTTCGCGAAGACGAGGTGAGCTTGCACGTCGATCCGGCAGGGGGAGACGGCGATGCAGGGTACCCGCGCGATGAGCCGGCACTGCCGCGTCCGCATCCCGGTGTAGAGCTGCAGCTCCTCGCCCGGCCGCGCTTGGCGCTTCCGGTCGGCGCGGATCGTCTGCGCCTTCGTGCCGGCCAGGATCGGCGGGCCAAACTGCTTCTTGAAGCTGTAGGCGACCATCACGCGGCCTCGCTCTGGTCGCCGGGGAAGCTCTCGTCCGGATCGTCGAGGCCGTAATCGCCGGCGTCGCGGGCATCGGCGGCCGCAGCAGTCTCGTCGAGTTCGGGCTCGATCTCCTCAAGCGCTTGGCGCGCCTTCGGTGGCAGGTCCGCCTTCCACGCATTGAGCGCGAACGAGCCCTCGTCGGCCTTGGCGCGCCCATCGGCGAACAGGGCGTCCTTGCCGCGCCGTGGAGCGGCGGGTTGCGGCGGCGCGGCCTGCTGCTGGTGCTCGCCACGCGCCCACGCTGCCAGGGCGGCGCCGTGGTGCTCGTTAATCAGGTCGCCGTCGCGCAGGATCTCGCGATGCGCCCCTTCCATCTTCCACGACTTCGGGTCTGACAGGTCGATGTAACCCTTCCGATCGCTTTCCAGGCGGAACGCGACCGTCATCTCGAAGGGAAATTGCTTGTTGGTGATCGACTTGAACACCTTCGTATTCGGAGGGACGAAGGTTTCCTCGCCCCGGATCGAGAAGATGATCGGGATGCGGCGCTGCAGGAGCGAATAGACCATGGCCTTGTGAGCCATCTTCGGCTTGATCCAGGACGTGCCCTTGGTGCTGTCCTTGTTGCCCATCCGCTGATGCTCGGCCGCCTGCCAATCGAGGACGCCGCCGAGGCCAACCCACTCCATCGAGAAGCTGTCGATCACCAGGGCGTCATAGCGGGCGGTCTCGGCCGCAAGCGCGGCCTGGGCGAACCGATCCGGCGTGAACGGCGGCTCCATGATGTTGGCGTCGAAGGCGAACGCCTCCTTAAGGTGGAGCGTCCGGCCGCCCTCGGTATCGAGGACCGCGATCTTGCCGGCCGGACCAGCGATGCCGCGGGCAAGGCGCAGGGCTGAGAACGTCTTGCCGCTGTTGGTGCCGCCGGTGAGGGACACGAACAGGCCGACCCGTTCCTTGAAGCTGACGGCGGGGGAGAACGCGAACGTCACGCTGCATCTCCATAGTCGAGAGGACGCTGATGGCTGGTCGCGAGGTCGTATGAAACGTCGGCGAGCTGCGGGTCTGACTCCTCGCGCTCGGTCCAGCGGTTGGCCGCCCAAGTCGGGTATTCGACGCGGACGATCTCAGTCGGGTAGCCGGCCCACTCGTCCCGCTTCAGCGACTTGGTCCAGCGCGAGATGGCGGCGGCAGCCTTGCGGGCGCCGATGCCCATGCCCACCGAATCCGCCTCCGCGACGGACAGGCCGTGCGGCTCGTCGTTCTCGATGAAGACCCAGCGGAAGCGGACGCGACCGGCGAGGCGCGGGAACAGCGTCTCCATGACGTGGACGTAGAAGGCGGCTTGCACCTCCATGCCCATCTGCTCGACCCGGCGGCCGAGACCCTGCGGCGCGGCCGAAACGTCGCCCGTCTTCACGTCCCAGATCGTGATACCGTGCGGGGTGATCTCGACCTTGTCCATCATGATCCGGAGCCACGTGCCGGACTTGTCCTGGACGATGGCGACGACCTCGGCCTCGGCGCTGGGGAATCCCTCGCAGCCGGGGATGCAGGCGAGGCGCTCGCCGAACCGCTTGGCCAGGCGCTCGGCCTTCTCGCAGTCGGGGCGCAGGATCGGCGCCTCGCCGTTGAGGTAGGCCGCAGCGCGCTCGGCCTTGGCGTCCTTCGTCCGGTAATCGTCAGAATCGATCACGACGATGTCGGCGCCCTGCCCGAGGATCAGCTTGTGGGAGACGCTGCCGATCTCCATCGTGCGGGTCGGGTCGCGCTCGTCCTCCGGCTGCTTGCCGAGGCGCGGGTGCGCGGCCCATGCATGTTCGGGGCTGTGCGTGATGAACAGCTTGGCGATCGACGACGACAGGCTCGGCGCCGGTGCCGGGTCCGCGTGATAGACCTTTGCCTCCATCCGGTAGAGGCCGGGCCCGGGCACCAGGCCCTCGGTGTGCTCGATGATCTGCATGGTGGTTACTCCGCGGCTTTCGGATAGGGGCGGTCGGTCGCCTTGGCGGCCCTGATGTGCTGGGGATCGAGCGGGGCCTCGACGGGCGGACGCGAAAAGCCAAAGGCACCGCTCAGCGCGAGCGCGGCGGCCTCGGCCATGTCCATCGGTTCGGCTGGATCGCCGACTGCTGGGATGACGAAGAAACGGGGCCGGCCATGCCGATCGACGATCTTCGGGTTTGATGCTGTCCGGACGGCCACGAACGGACCGTCGCCGGCAAGGCTGCTGAGGATCTCGGACAGATCAGGGCTTCGGTTCGCGCTCATCGGGGGCAATCCATCCAGTCGCGGAGGCGCAGAACGGCGCGGACCGTGTGAGGGTGAAGGGCGCAGAGGAGGTCGTCGGCGATCTCCACGAAGGCGCCGACGATCCAAAGGGTGGCGAGCGTCGGCAGACCGACCGCGAGGCGGATGGCGCGGCTCATGACCAGTTCGCCCCCAGCCAGACCGACCCGACGCCGGCCGCGCCCATGAGCAACAGACCGAAGATCATCAGGGTGAGCGCCGTGGCGTCCGTCTTGCCGTCGTGGCGAAGGCCACGCTTCACGGCCCGGCGCATGTCGGCGAAGAGGATCGGCATGAAGGCGACCGCGACGGTGGTCACGATGCCCGCGATACCAAGAGCGGTGAGGATGGGTGCGGCCGACATGGCGGGCCTTGCGAGGTTCGGGCTAAAAGGTGCGGGCCGCCCGCTGCGAGCGGCCCGCGGGGCGGCTCAAGCAGCGGAGGCGGGAACCTCGGCGTCAGGCTGGGGCTGCTCGGGAGCCACGTACGGCTCGAACATCCAGCTCTCGACCCAATGCGGAAGGATCTCGCCGTGGCCGCAGTCGCACATCCGGGCGATACGCATGTCGTAGCGGGCGCCGAAATCGTGCGAGCCGGGTACGTTCTTGTCGCTCGGCGTCAGGTCGAAGTCGGGCTCCAGATTGATCGTAAGGACGATTGCTGGCTGACCGGCATTCTTCAGCGTGCTGTCGGCTCGTGGCGTGACGAGGTCGCCACGCTTGAACGGGATCGGCGCAGCGTAGCGCATGGCCGCCCCCTTCAAAGCCGCGACAGACTCTTCCAAGGTCGGATTCGGCTTGGTCTCGCCTGTTTGGATCGTGGCGTTCGGATCAGCGACCGATGCCAGAATTTCGAGCAGATTGACGCCTCGGGACATGGGTTTTCGCTTTCGGTTGGGGCCGTAGCCCTCGGGGGTGGAGACGTGCGGGCGAGCGCCGGTCAGGCGGCTTCGCGCAGGGCGGGAGCGGGGGATTTCGCGGCAGCTTCGAGCGCGTCAGCGAGGGCGCGGAACTGAGCAGCGAGCTCGGTCATCTCGCGGGTTCGGATCGCATCTGCCGCCATCGGACCGGCCTTCGGCAGGTGGCGAACGATGCGGCTCACGGCGGTGCTTGCAGCGCTGTGAGCGTGGGTCGCCTGATCGAGGGCGGCCATGGTCATCCCGAGGGAGATGCCTTCCTGCCGGGCGTCGAAGCCGGCGTTGAAGACATCCTGCGAGGTGAAGGTCTCGCGGTCGACGATGAGCCCGGAGATTCCGGTATCGGCGAGGGTGCGGGGAGCGACCGACATCACGAAGCCCTCCCATTGGAAAGCGCGGCCCTGCCGGCGTCCGTGATGACCGGCTTCGAGCGTGGTCCGTGGCCGATGACGCGGATCAGGGCGGCCCGCTGCAGGGCCGCATATTTCTGCCGTGGGGCTCGGCGACCTTCGGCGATGGCGCGAAGTGCAGCGAGAGTGGTGATGTGCTGAACCATCACGCGGCCTCGCGGGAGGCGATGGCCGTGGCGAGATGACCGGTGACGACGGGCTCGAACCAGACGCGACCGAAGTGCTCCATGCGGCGCATCTCGATGGTGGACGTCGGCTCGTTCGCGACGGCCCAGAACGCGCGGTCCTGGGCGATCTTCTTCCGCATCGGCGCGATGGCGGCGCGGAGGAAGGCTGCGCGGTCGGGATAGGCGGCGATCCGGCCGGTGCGGATCAGGTCGGCAGTGAGGCGAACCTCGCGGCGGGCCTGGGCGAGGACGATCCGGAACTTGATCGAACCGTCCTGGCGGAGGTTCGGCAGCTCGCGGCGGAGGGGAGTGTGGCGGGTCACGTTCTGGCTCCATCACCGTGGGGCGGTGGAGAGAGAATGTCACCAGTCCGGTGACACGTCAAGCAGTAGTCACCATATCGGTGACAAAAAATGCAGCTTAGCTTTGCTTTGGCCCTGTGGATGACACCATTTTGGGAGCCTAAAATAAGAAAGGCCCCGCATGAAACGGGGCCTTCGTGAAGCGTTCTGAAAGCGAGGGGAACCCTAGCCCAACTCTCGTCCGTCTGTATCATAGACCGGTTCGCGCGGGCCGATCATCAACGCTTTGCCAAAGGCTTTTCGAGCACCTTCGGCGTCCGCGTCCATCATGGACTGAGCGATTTCTGCAAACATCTCGACGGTGAACTCTACCTGGAAGAGACACTCGTCAACGCTCTTGGGCGACGTTGTTGTTGTGATCTGAACGGCCCGATCACCAGCGTCCACAAAAGCACCAGACCCTAGAATGGCGAGATAGGTGCCGTTTATGGTGCGCCATTCTTTCTCGGCAGGTGTTCTAGCCCGAAATCGGATCGGCACCGCTACACCGAAGCCCTGCGCTGCCGCTGAGAGGGCTTCTTGAGCTGCTCACGAACCTGCGCCTTACGCTCTAGGATGCGCCACTCGTCGGCCGGGATAATCGCGGCGATGCGCGCTGCCCAGACGACCTCAACGTCGCGCATCAGCTTCGCGTTAAAGCTCTCCAGATCATACAGGCCGGGCTTAGATCCGGCATGCACGGTCTTCAGCATGCGACCATGCTCTTTCGTGCCAACCGCCAGTTCTCGGCCGAGGAGGCTGTCGACATTGGGGGTGTGCGCTCTGCAGATTACGACGGTATCGGGCCGGTAAACTGGCATCATGGACTCGCCGACAACCTGATAGGCGACAGTCGCGCCTTCGACCTTCACAGCAATCTCGATTTCGTATTCGACGCCTGGCTCATCTTGATTGCTGGACACGTCGATCATTCCGCCTCCCACGATCCGGCCACCTAGCGGTATGCGGGACGTTTCTTCTGAACTGACGAGCAGGAGTGCTGCCGCCGTCGTTTGAAGTATGGGCGCGACCTGCTCCGCTACGTCTCTCGGAAGCTCTCGCTCGCCCTTCGACCAGCGCGAAATGTTCTGACGGTTGGTATCGATCAGGCGAGCTAATTCGGCCGCGCTCATGCCGGCTCGCTCAAGGGCCTCAGCAAGGCCATTTGGGTATTTCTGTTCCACGGCGATCAACATGTCGCCGAAATGGCAACAGCGATACGCACCATATTGGTGACGCTCGCTTGACGCGTCACCAAGATGGTGACATGTTCGCCGCCATGAAGCTCGCAGACTTTCTCGCCCAGGAAGAGATCTCTGACTCCGCCTTTGCGGATCGGATTGGCGTCTCTCGGCAAGCGCTCTGGCGCTACAAGTCGGGCGACCGGCGCCCGGAGTGGGACGTTCTCGAGCGGATCGCTCATGAAACGGGTGGCCGGGTCACGCCGAACGATTTCCTGCCGGTACCTGCCCCGGCCCAGCCTGTCCCCGAAATGCGGGGGACGGTTTGATGCGCGTGATCCTCGCCCCCCTCACCCGCTGGCTGGATCGTCGGATCGACGCGCAGATCGCGGCCGATCACGAGGCGCGCGAGATTGAAACGCGCACCTTCATGGAGCGCATCCATGCCGCGCGCGGCGAACGGACATCCTCGCTTCATCTGGCCGGGCGTGTCGCCGCTGCGTCTGCACAGTGTCACCAGGCCGATCCGTCCAAGCACGGACGCTCCTTCGAGCGCGTTGTCTTCGGGGAAGAAGTCTCGACGATTGGGCTGCTGGACCCCACCCCGCCGGTCGGAACGTCGTTTCTCGATGTCGTGGTCGCCGAGAACGGAGCGATCCTGATGTCGGGCGGCGCACCGCTGCCCGACAATCACGTGCGGCACGGGCCGGTGATGCGGATAAGCGCGGACGGTGCCCGTGCGATCGCAGCCGCTCTCGTGCGCGCGGCCGACATCCAGGCTGCGGACGGTTTGCATCCGGAGTGGCGCTAACATGACCGCGCTCGTCCTCACCATCTGCGGGGCGGTCTTCACCATCGACGCGGTGATGATCGCCAGCCTGTCCAGCAACCGCGTGAGCGGTGATCCTGCAGCCATGCGCACCGGCGCGGCGTTCGCGGGCGTGTTCCTCGCAGCCGGGGCCGTGTGCCTCATCGCGGCGAGGTTCGCATGAACGCCTCGCATAGAAATTCGCCCCTCGGGGCGTCCACAGGTGGAGTGACGGCGAGCGCTGCCGCGCCGACCACGCAAACGGGAATAAGCAGCGCCGGAGACGTGCCTCCGCTTGTCGGTCCCTGGGTGTCCAGGCTCGCGACGGTGCCAATGCACGTGACAGTCGGGAGAGACCGGCCGCAATCGAACGCCGGATACGCGAACCCGACCCGCCGTGAGGCCAACGGGAAAGATACAGGCGTGACTTTGCAGGGTGGAGAGCAACCCCGCACCCTTCCCCATCGCGCGGGATGTCGCCCCGCGATCGCGTCCGGCGTCACCTTGTTTTGCGTTCCGACCGCCGGACGCGTCCCCTTCCGAGATCACGGCGGTTGCAGGCGCAAGCCTCCCGCTCGTGAGCGTGCCGACCGGACCATCACAAGGCCTCCGGTCGGCACGTCCCCTTTCGTCTTGCTCGATCGCCCATGCCGCCAAGCTGTCGATCGCGCCTGTGTGCTGCGTATCCCGTCCACCCTCCCGCACCAATCAGCCTCCGTTGCTTCGATCATCTTGAAGCACAGGGGTCTGACCAGATGCGGACAAAGCAAGAAGGCGTTCGGTCGATGATGACGGCTGAACAGGAACTCGGCCTCGTCAGGCCGAACATCGTCGCGGCGGTCGAGGCGCTCCAGTCTCGCGGCATGTCGCGAATGGACGCGTACCAGGCGCTCGGCTCGATGCTGGGCAAGTCGCAGACCTGGGTGCGCAAGGTGATCGGACGCCAGCCCGATGCCGCGATTTACCTGCGCGACGCCCTCAACATCCGCACCGCCTACGAGCGGCTCTGCGCGCGGATCGAGGCGGCGGCCGACGCCGCCGAGACCAACAACAACGCTCTTCGGGAGGAACTCCATGCGGCTCTTTCGGGCGCTGCGGCGCCTCTGTCGGGAACGGATCGAAACGCCCTCGCTGCGAGCCCGGCTGCGCGAGGCCCGGCCCGACGAGAAGCCCCCCGCGCACTGGTTCGCTCGGCTGTGGGCAAGGGTGCTCGGCCGTCGCTGGGCGTGAACGACCTGCCGCTGTGGCGGGCAATCGAGGGAGAGTGAACATGGCCCAATTCACGAAGAAGCCGGTGACGATCGAGGCCTTCCAATGGACCGGCGGGCCGGACCAGCTCGAAGACCCGGTCTGGATCTGTGAGGCGATCCGTGACCGCAGCGTCGTCTTCGAGGACGCGGGGACCGACGGCATCACGATGCGCGTCAGTACCTTGGAAGGCGTCATGCTCGCTCGCCCCGGCGACTGGATCATTCGCGGCGTCGAGGGCGAAATCTACCCCTGCAAGGATTCGGTGTTCCAGGCGAGCTATGTCGTGGCATCCCGGCCGGCCGACTCCGCCGGCGCCCCTGCTCTATCGCTTGCCGAGGCCGAGGCCGCGCTCGAAACCCAGACTGCGCCGCGGATTACGCAGGACGGCATCACCGCAAAGATCGCGAGCACCGAATACTTCCGGTCGCGCACCCTGACGATCTGTGTGGTCACGATGAGCAACGGCTTCCACTTGCTCGGAACGTCGGCCTGTGCATCGCCGGAGAATTTCGACCAGGCCATCGGCGAGCGCTACGCCTACCAGGACGCATTCCGTCAGATCTGGCCGCTCGAAGGCTACCTGCTCCGCGAGCGCTTGGCTGCATCGGCTGCCGAACAGCACGGCCAGGATGATGCTGTCGAAGCTCCCCGCGTCCCCCGCGTCGGCGCGCAGGACACCCGCTCGCGCGGTGAGCCGCGCCCGTAGGCCTTCCCCTTCCCCAAAACCAAACCGCCCGGACCCCCTCCGTCACAGCAAGGGTCCAGGCGGCAGAAATCGGGCGTGGTGCCCGTGTGGAGAGAGACGATGCAAGCCACAGCCAATACTGTTTTGCAAGCCGAGACCATGTCGGGCGACTTGCGCGATGCTCTGTTGACCCATGTTCGGTCAATGGAAACGCCTTGGTCGAAGCTGTCGGAGCGCCAGCAGGCCGACAAGATCGACGCTATCAACCGCTCGGCGGAAACCCTGGTCCGTAAGGCGGTGAGCCTCGTCGCGAACCAGGGCTTCCCGCACCTGTCGATCCGCCTCGGCAAGTGGAGCGTCAACGGCGAGATGAAGCTCGAGGTGAGCGGCGCCGGGTCCGTCGACAACATCACCAAGCTAGCTGAGCATGGCGCCGGCGAGGCCATCCTCGTGCTGACGGAGGTCGGCGATTACTTCGGCCAGCGTCAGGCTGCGACGGCGGAGCCGGATCAACCCGGGCTGCCGATCGACGGTGATGGCAAGGGTGAAGGCGAAGGGGATGGTGAGCCTCTCGGGGAAGCCGATCGCGAGTTCACGCGAGAGGACGTCCCGCAGGCCTCGCGAAGCCGCCGCCGTACCGCCCGCGAAACCGAAGCGGCGTGAATCGCTATGGCCTCGCCCGTCACCATCCGACTGTCCGGCCTGCCTGTTGGCAAAGGCCGCCCACGCTTCGCTAAGGCGTCTGGCCACGCCTTCACGCCTGCTCGCACGCGCTCTTACGAGAGCGCGTTGCGCCTGGCCGGACAGGATGTGATGGGCGAGGCCGCCCCCATGGAAGGCCCCCTCGCCGTCGCCGTCATCGCGGTGTTCCCGGTGCCGGCGAGCTGGCCGAAAAAGCGCCGCGCCGCTGCCCTCGCCGGTGAGGTCTGGCCGACGATCATGCCGGACGCGGACAACCTGCTGAAGGTGCTCGACGCCTTTAACGAGGTCGTCTGGCGCGACGACAAGCAGATCGCGAAGGCCGCGATCGAGAAGCGCTACGGTGCAAAGCCCGAGCTGGTGATCCGCATCGAGGAGCTGACGGGCGGCTCGGCCTCTCCGCTGCTCGTCCTGCCGGCGCCGACGCTCCTGCTCGAAGGCGAGGCGGCATGAACTGCTACGCCGCCCGCCCCTCCGAACTCCCCGAAGGTGCCCAACGCATCGTCGCGTGGTGCCTCGCCGGCTGGACGCTCGTCGCCGAACCGGCCCAGCGCGGTCGCCGGTACCGGCTCGACCCGCCGCCCCAGCCCCGCCCCGGCCAAGCCCCTGCGCCGGGCAAGGTCATCACGCCCAAGGCTGCCGAGATCGCGATCGCCAGCCGCTTCCTCGTGGGGCGCGGGGACGGGCTGTTCGGCGACGCGACGGCTCAGTCCTGGATCGCACGGGGGCAGGCATGATTCCGTTCGGCAGCACTGCAGTCATGTCGAGCCGCCGCGAGCCGCCGAACAGTCTCGACTTCTTTCCGACCCCGCCATGGGCAACCCGGGCGCTGCTGCGTCACGTCCTGCCGGCTGTCGTCGACGGCCTGCACATCTGCTCGGCCTGGGACCCATGCTGCGGCGAAGGCCACATGGCGGAGGTCCTGCGCGAGAACATCGCGCTCGTGAAGGCCAGCGACGTCTTCGATTACGGGAAGGGCTATCTCGTCGCCGACTTCCTCGACAATGACACCAAGATCCTGCCGCCCTGCGACCTGATCGCGATGAACCCGCCCTTCAATGCGGCTCTCGCTTTTGCCGAGAAGGCGTTCACGCAGGCGACGGTCGTGGCGATGCTGCTGCGGACGGCCTGGATCGAGGGCGAGGACCGTTACGCCCGCCTGTTCCGTGATCGCCCGCCAACCGTATTCGCCCCCTTCGTCGAGCGCGTCGCCATGCTGCGCGGACGCTGGGAGCCGTTGGCCTCGTCCGCCACATCCTACGCTTGGTTCATCTGGGTCCAGGGAGCGCAGCCACGCGCGCCACTCTGGATACCTCCGGGCTGCAAGCGCTCGCTGACGCGGCCGGATGATGTCGCCCGCTTCGGCGCGGCCGTAGCTGCTCCGCTGCTCGAACTGGTCGGGGAGTAGGCGCGATGGATCACCGCGAACCCTTCCGCCTCCCCGATCGCGACCAGCTCCACAACGCTGCGGTGGCGCTCGGCTACGACGCCGATGCCGCCGCGCAGGACGCCGAGGCGCTCGACCGGCTTCCGCAGGGCAGCGGCGCGCACCGCCGCGCGAAGGCCCTGCGCGACCGCTTGGCCGCCGAGACGCTCGGACTGCTGGCCGGGCTCGATAGCCGGACGCTTGAAGCCCTCCGGTTTGGCCTCGACCCGCACGGATTCCGCCGATGACGGCGCCTCGGACCCGTTCGCCCGATCTGGAACTCGCACACTGGCGCGGTCGTCCGCTGCGTGATGTCGACTTCGATGGCCTGCGCGCTCGCGGGGTGCCGGGCCCGTGCGTGAACTGGCGGCGTGGAGAGTTCGACCCAATGCTGCGCCATGCCGTGGTTTTCCGGCGCGGGAGCCGATTTGAGTTCGCGCGCGACCTCCAGGGAGAGGACGTGGAGCCCGTTGCGGCCTTCACCTTGCTCGCCTGCGACTTGCTCGGCGCCCTGCTCGACATCGTGGCTTGGCATCCCCGAACCGGCCGGCTGGCGACCTGGCTGGGACGGACCGGCCTCCTGGGTCTCGACGATCCATGCCCTGCGACCCGCGAGGATCCGCTGCGCGTATTCGCCGACGTCAGCGCATGGCTCGCCGCTGGCCGCCGCGGTGTGGTCGTGGTGGATGAGCGGCTCGCCCGTCCGGTCCTGCTCGATACCGCTGCCATCCAGGCGATGGATATCGCTCAGGCAGAGGCCATCGAAGCAATGCTTCGTCAGGTTCGCCTACCGTCGATCCTTGTACCTGCGTTCCCGCACGAGAGGGCCGCCGCATGACGGCGCTGGTGAATTTCCGCAAGGCCCGGAAGGACGTCGAGCGCACCAGCTCGCCCGAGCCTGATCCAGGCGGTTACGAGCTCGAGGCGATGAACCGCGAGTATGCGTTCGTCCTGATCGGGTCGAAGGCCATCGTGGTCCGCGAGAACGCGGATGCACCTATGGAGCAGCGCATCCGCTACCTCACGCTGGATTCCTTCCGACAGTGGTCCCTGAATCGCTTCACGGAGATGCGCGACCACGATGGGAAGGTGAAAACCGTCACCTGGGCGAAGCGCTGGCTCGGAAGTAGGGGGCGCCGGCAGTACGATGGTGTCGAGTTCCATCCGGATGCGCATCCCGAGCCCGAGCTCGCAGGCGGCACGCCCGGATACTTCAACCTCTGGCGCGGTTGGTCCTGCCAACCACGGGCGGGCGGATCATACTCGACCTTCCGCGACCACCTGCTGACGAACGTGTGCGGGGGCGACCCGTACCTGTTCCTCTGGGTCTTCGCCTACTTCGCACACATCATCCAGCGCCCGCGTGAACGGCTTGGAGTGGCGCTGGTGATGCGTGGCGGTCAGGGGAGCGGCAAGACGAAGGTGGGCGAGGTGTTCGGTTCTCTGATCCCTGCGCACTACTTCCTCGTCGACAGCGAGCGCTACCTCACGGGCAACTTTAACGCCCACATGGCGAGCTGCCTGCTCCTGCAGGCGGACGAAGCCGTCTGGGCCGGCGACAAGCAGGCCGAGGGGCGGCTTAAGGGCCTCATTACCTCGACCGAGCAGATGGTCGAATCCAAGGGCATCGATCCGATCCGGCTCAAGAATTACGTCCGGGTCATCATGACCTCGAACGAGGATTGGGTCGTCCCGGCCGGTAAGGATGAGCGCCGGTTCTGCGTGCTCGATGTCGGCGCCGGGAGCGCGCAGAACTCGGGCTACTTCGCGGAGATCGACCAGCAGCTCGCCGATGGTGGGCGCGAGGCGCTCCTCGCCGACCTCCTCGCTTTCGATCTGTCGAAGGTGGATCTGCGCCACATCCCGCGCACGGCCGCGCTCCTGGAGCAGAAGATCCATTCGCTCGACCCTGTCGACGGCTGGTGGCTCGACCGGCTGATGGCGGGGTCACCAACCCGCAAGGTCTCGGTCTGGCCTACCGAGATATGGACCGACCTTCTGCGGGATGACTACTTCGAGTCCTCCGACAGGATCGGTGTACGGCGCAAGAGCGCAGAGACCGTACTCGGCGCCAGGCTCAAGAAGCTCGTGCCGATGCTCCACCGGGTCAAACGGTACTGGAACACACCGGAGGGCGAGCGCCGGGTCTGGTGCTACGCGCTGCCCTCCCTGCTGGAATGCCGGAAGTCGTTCGAGAAGGCTGTCGGCCAGAGCATCGCGTGGGATGACCCCGACGACGCGCCTGAGTTGCCGCATCTCGACGAATGAAGTGTCCCACCTGTCCCACCTATGTTTTGAGGTGGGACACCTGCAAGTATCTGATATTATTGACGTTGCCCCACCTGCCCCACCTGTCCCACCTATTTCCTCGCGTACGCGCGAGAAATGCTCAACGGCTTCGGACCACGTTGCGATGAAATTACTCTATCTCTTCAAAAAGGTGGGACAGGTAGGACAGGTGGGGCACTGCTAACAAAAACAAGCACTTATCGCGCCCCACCTGTAAAACGAAGGTGGGACAGGTGGGACACAGGAGAAACGACGTGCAAAAGACCCATACCGTGAGGATGCCGCAGACTGTCATCCCTGCCCATGAGGGCTTCAGGGTGGCTACATTCTACTTCGACGGCACCATTACCGACACGACGTTGCCCGTTGATCTGGGGGTGATGTACGAGCCGATCATTGGTTGGGTCGTTGCTCCGACTTTTGAACACACGGAAGGCTCCTCGATCCCGGAGATCGTGGATTCCAATGTCGAGCCTCTCCTCCTTGACGGGAAGCGGCAGGACGGGAGCTTCATCGTCGACCCGCACGGGGTCTGGCACGCTCCGTACGATCGCGTAATCGATAGCGAGTCGGAAGCCCGTCGCTATTGGCTGAGCAACGCTCGCCGGCGGAATGGCGGCACGGTCGGCACCGCTGCCAGCGAGGAGAAGCGGAGCTAATGCTCGCGCGTCCCGAAGGCCCAGATCCGCCCCGGCAGTACCCCACGACCCTCGTCCGCCTCTGGCTCGTCGCCGCCTGGGCCGGGCACAGCGAGGCGGACGCACAGGCCGGCCCGAAGCCCGGCGACATCCGGGTCCAGCGCTGGCCCGAGGTCCATGTCGCCGACTGGCGGATGAAGGCGCAGCTGAAGGCCTGGCTCAATGCGCAGGTCGGACGCGAGCCCAGCTTCCGCGAGGCCTGCCGGATCAACGGCTGGAACAGGGACAGCGCCATGCGGGGTGTCGACATGGCGGTCGAGCTGATATCGATCGGTCTCAGCGCCTAGTTGGAAGAACCTGCACTTGGCGCTTGCAACCCAAGTGTTTGCGCGCTGGCGATGAAGGGCGCACTTAGACCTATCGCTGGCTTCGATCCCTTGGCAGCCAGTGCCCGAGAGATGCGTGTGCTCCCGCCTTCCCCTCTGGCGCGTGGAGTGCACCTATGGCCCGCTACTTCTTCGACGTTCACGACGGTGGTCTACATCAATTCGATGAGCAAGGCTCCGAGTTCGCCACCCTGGACGAGGTACGCCAGCAGGCGATGCGATTGCTCCCCGATGTCGCACGAGACCACGCGAAGCCCGAAGGCGAGCGGCTCGCCTTCACTGTTGTAGTGAGCGATGAGGACCACCGCCCGGTCTATTCGGCGACACTGTCGCTTGTCGGTGTCTGGCTGATCCGCTGAAGCCTACCTGCAAGCGCGACGTTTCCGTTATGTTTCTTCCATTGACATTCGTGCCAACGCTCGCGGACTCACGAAAACGTTAGCGCGCCACTGTGTTCGCGCTCGAACCCTGGGGCACCACCGTGACCGCGTCGGCCAAGCAGTCGTCCAGCACCACCCGTAAGACCGCGACCCGCGTGGCGCCGTCGACGCGGCGCAACAAGAACATCCGCCTCGCCCCGATTACCGCTCGGGACGTCGAGGTCGTCGAGGGCAAGGGCACGTTCCGCGATCCCTACGACGCCAGCACCTTCGTGACGACGACCGTCAATCGCCGCGTCGACGTCCTCGCCGCTGAACGCTCCGCCAAGCGCATCACGGAAGCGCAGTTCCAGGTCGGCCGCATGCTGCAGGCCATGTGGGAGAAGCAACTTGGCGTCCGGTCCGGAGGCACCTGGGACAGCACGATGTCCAGCACCGGCCCCGGCTCGCAGGTCGTCTCCCACGCCTTCACCATCGAAGACATCCGGATGCTCAGCCGCATCGAGACCGCGAAGGCGGTCAAGGTCATGAACGAGCGCGCAGCCCGCGTGATCGGTGACAGCGGCGTGCGATTCCTCCGCGCCATCCTCGCCGAGGGGCAAAGCTTCTCCGGCTACGTCATCGCTCGCGGGCGTGCTCCCAGCGAGAAGGCCTCCACCGACATCGCCAAGCGGTTCCGCTGGCTCCTCGACGAGCTGACGGAGGCGCAGCACACCGCTCGCGCGCCGGCCGCAGCAATACGGATCGATGAGTTCGCGGACATGGCAGGCGGGATGCCAGAGCGTCTCAAGGCTTTGCCGCCACAGCGGAGCATATAAGCGCTGTTGCCCGGCAGCGAAATGGCAGGGGTGGGCTCGAGCTCCGAGATCCCGCTCTGCGGCTCGACCTCTCGATAGCCCCTTCCTCATCCTCAGGCTGACGATGCATGTCGCTGCTGCTTAAATATGCGCCGTCTTTCGCGTACTTTGGCAGACCACTTATTTCTGAACGGGACGACAGTTTTCCGCGGATCTGCGGCTTCTTGGCGTTCACCCTCGGCAAAGCCGTGTTGGGATATGGCTCGCCCCTTCATCTGAAGGTCGAAGGCTATCCCCGTCGACGCTGCTGAGAAGGGAAGACTTCGCGGAAGCCGAGATGCTCTTCAAGTCGCTTTAACCGCTTCCTCGACCCTCTCACGTTCTTCCCTGCCGCCCCTCTTGCGGATGGTGTCGAAATCCATATGTTCAATGCAATTGAAGATATGGAGAAGCCGATGGCTCGCGATCCGGATGATCTAAGCACCCTCGAACAGCGTATCCTTCTTGCCCTGATCCGACTCCAGCCAAATGGTTACGGAGTAGCAATCCAAGACGAGATTGCTGAACGGGCCGGCAAAACGGTGTCGTTCGGTTCGATCTACGCTTCCCTAGACCGGCTTGAAGAGCGTGGTTTCGTCAACTCAAGGGAAGGCGAGGCTACTCCGGAAAGAGGGGGGCGCAAAAAGGTGTATTTTACTGTTTCAGGATTAGGACGCAGGGCTTTAGACAGCTCCCTAAATGCAACTGACAGTCTTCGCGTTGGTATCTTTGAGGGGGCATTGTCGTGATAGAAGATAAAGAATGGCATACGTTTGACGGAACCGAAACTAGAGCGGATCTATTATGTAAAAAATATCTGTTAAATATCAATTGCTCGGAAATCGAACTTCAAAATTTTGCGCTGCTGATCGGAGAAGCGCAGGATGTCGGTCCGGTTTGTGTAGCTTTCATGGACGAATATGGCTATGCAGTTCTAGCTAAAGAAAATGAGCTTGCAGAATTGGTTCGGTCTGCTCGAACAGCGAAGGCAGTGAAGCCTGATGCTGACGACACCGAAATGAAAAACATCATCTCCAATTCTGATTCCCTGGAAGTTGGTATTCAAGCACCAATACGCGTGTCTCCTCCATATCTGGCGGAAATGCTAAGTCGTTTGGTGACCAAGCCGAAGCTGAGGGACCGTGTGCTGGGAAGCCGTGCGGAAAAGTTTCACGAAAACGTGGCTGATCGAGGTGTCAAAACTGCAAACCATATTTACTGGATTGATACCTTGGGCTCTTGTGGACCTTCCCTCGCAAGACTGGTTCAGTGGACAATTGCCGGAGACATAATCCACCGTCTTTTCCGGTAGCGACCTCTTTCGTTTGTCTCGATGTCGCTTGACCCGACGGGCAATTCGTTGCAGAAACGCACCGTCCCGAGACGCACGCCCGCAGCCGCAAGGCCCGCGGGCGTTCTCGTTTCCAGACCCTCATCCCCCCTGGCTTAGGCCCACTGCTCTCGTCGCACGGGCGTGGATTACCGAAGCCAACCTTGCGAGACGAGCCACCGCCGGGCGACGCCGACGGAAGGGCACATGCCTGGGCCGACCACGCGGCCCGGCGGAAGTCGCACCACGTGAATGGGCCGGCCATAGTGGTTCCGGGCTGAAACGGAACCGATCGCCTCTCCGGGGTGACAAGCGAGGTGGAAAGCCTCGCACCCTCTTTCAGTCCCGCGAACCGGCTCAACAGCTTAGGCGTTGAGGCCGAAGACGTGCGCGGACAAATCTGCCATGATCGGAACCCGATGACGACGGATCGCGAGAAAGCCGAGCGGGTCGCCGACCTTCTCCGCCAAGCCGACCGCCTCCGGGTTCCGGGGCATCGGTACACCGTCGAGCAGTGCATGCAGGCGCAGGACGAGATCCGCGCCGGTCTGCGTCGTCTCTATCGCGATATGTTCGGGACCGAAATACCGCGCGAGACCGCTCCACGCCGTCCGGTTCTCGGCTCTTTCCAGGCCGGGGCCCTGCCCGGCTCCCGTACCGTCGTCGCGTTTCGCGGCCGGGCGAAACGGGTTGCGGCGAGCGCCTAAAACGTCGGATTTCCGAATTACCAAGACAATTCGGAATTTATGTGTGCGGCTCGTCGACTGAGCCGAAATAAGCGAGCAATTAGAGGGCCTTGGCTATGTTGTCGGGGTCCAAGCGCACGTCTCGCATCAAGGCCAGAATAAAAACCCAAGAGGCCGCGAAGGCGGTCCTCTCCACCAAGGCGGTCGCCTACCTCCGGGTCTCGACGGACGAGCAGGCCACGAACGGTTTCGGCCTCGAGACGCAGGAACGCGCCCTCCGCGCCTTCGCCGAGAGCCAGGCTTACGAGCTGGTGGAGCTCATCACCGACGGCGGCGTGTCTGGCGCGACGAAGCCGACTGAACGCCCTGGGTTCAGTCGTGTGGTCGAGCTCGCCGAGGCCGGGGCCTTCTCCATCCTGCTGGTCTACAAGTTCGACCGGCTCGCCCGCGAAATCCGGTACGCGGTCACCACCGTGGCCGAGCTCGCCGAGCAGCATGACATTGGCATCCGGTCGGTCACCGAGCCGATCGACACGGCGACCCCGATGGGCCGCACGGTGTTCGCCATCCTCGCCGGCATGGCTGAGAGCGAGCGCTTCACGATCCGGGACCGGACCGCCGGCGGCAAGCTGTCCAAGGCGGGGCGGGGCGGGTTCGCCGGGGGGCGTGTCCCCTACGGCTACGAGGCGGACCGCGAGGGCGGCCTCCGGATCATTCCGGAGCAGGCGGCGGTGGTCCGGAGGATCTTCCGGGAGCGCGGCCCGTCCCGTCGGACGAAGCGCACCCTTCAAGCGATCGCGGACGGACTGAACGCCGACGGCATCGCATCACCCACGGGCAAAACCTGGAACGCCGGTGGCGTCGGGTACCTGCTCGACAATCCGAAATACCGCGGTGCCGTCGAATACCTGTTCTCGTGGACGGGCACCGAACAGCACGTCCTTCAGCCGGGCGCGCATGAAGCGATCTTCCCATGACGCAGCCCTATCGTATCGAACTCGCGTCGAGCGTCGACGCTGCGCCTCTGTTCGCCGCGCGCACCGGTACCCGCCTCGTCTGGACGCCGAAGCGCGACCAGGCCCTGACCTTCGGCGCCTCGGCGAAGGCCTGGGACTTCGTCGTCGCGCAGTCCCTCCCCGTCGTTCGGGTGCGCTGATGAGCCCCCGCGATTTCCTCGTCTGGCTCGATGGGTTCGCCCTCGGCGTCGAGGCCGGCCGTCCGACCCCGGCGCAGTGGGTCGACGTCTTCGCCACCCTCGCCACCGTCCAGCGTGACACGGACCGGCCGAGTGACCTGCAGATCACCTTCATCCCCGGCGGCGCGGTGCGCACCGACGAGTATCCCATGAGGACCGACGCATGACGCTCACCCCCGCCGCCGTCCTCGATCAGGTCGAGGAACTGCTCGCCAGCATGATCGGCAGGTCCGTGGTCACCGCCGAGCGCGCTGCGGTCGACTTCGAGGCCTACGCCAGCGTGGCCCCGACCGCGCTCCGCGAGCGCTTGGCCACCGTCATCGTCGACGAGATCCGCAACGCTTCCGACCGTGTCGAGCACCGCCGCGCAGCCATGCAGAGGTTCCGCCTGTGATCCTCCGCTTCCTCTGCGTGCTCCTGGCGCTGCTCTCCGGCTGCTCGGCCTGGAACGCGACGATCCATGCAGCCGAGATCGATCGCTTCATCCGGACAGGCGGTGATGCCCCTGTCGAGCAACCCTGAGGCTCCGCTCGTGCCCTACACCGCCCTGCTCCGCCGCCTGCTCGGCAAGCCCGATCCCCGCCCCGCCAAGCGCCCGGATTTCCCGCCCATGCGGGTCATCCGCCTCGGCCGCGAGCTGACCCGTGGTGAGGCTGCCTGATGCCCCGCCTCTGCGCCCTGCTCGTCCTCGCCGGCCTCGCCCTCTCCGCGATGCGTCCGCGTCCGCCCGCCCCGACCGCCTGGGGCTATCCGATCTCGTCGACGGTGCACTGATGTCCAACACCGCTGCGCCCTCGCCGCCGCCGGTCAACGACCTGTGGCGCATCCCGGCTATCGCTGCGATCGTCGGCGCCATCGTGCTGTGGGTGCATCTGTTCATCCCGAAGCCGGCGCATGCCGAGACCATCGGCTACCGCATCGAGGCCGAGGCCTGCCGCGGCGCTGTCTGCCGTCCGCTTACCGCCTCGTCGCGCATCTGGGGCGGCCTCTACGCTTGCCAGGGCCGGGCCGCGAACATCGCGCGCTTCGGCCTGCCCGGTGATCCGCGCGAGATCCGCGCCCGCTGCACCGCCATCGCCGGGATGCCGAGCGCATGACCGGATTCCTCGCCGTTGTCCTCGTCTGCGCCGCTGGTATCGCCGGCTCGGACTGCTCGCGCGACAACGCCCTCGACATGCTCGTCCAGCCCGTCGCGCAGGTCACGGAATGCGCGCAGGTCGGCCCGGTGCTGGCCACGCATCTGAGCCTGGGCCCGGGCGAGTTCTACAAGGTCGCCTGCGAGCGTCGGAAGGGCTGACGGATGTACTCCCAGACAATCGAGACGGTCTGCGGGAACCTCATCCGGCCCTACTATAACGGGTCGGCATACATGTGCGCTTGGAAGCGTTCGCTCACCTGCTCGACTGAAGTGGTGGGCCATGCGCTGCGTATCACTGTGACGGGCGATGAGGACGAGGTTGAGAGGTTCGTGGCCGCGTGGCGGTACGTGCACGGTTTCGTCGTCTCTGAGCGTCCCAGGGACTGAGAACAGGACCCCTAACAATGGCTTTCCAGCCCGGTCAGAGTGGCAACCCTGGTGGTCGCCCGAAGGCCTCCGCGCGCGTCCGTGATGCCGCTCGGGTGCACACGGAAGCCGCCCTCGCGGTTCTCGTGGAGATCGCTCTCGAGGGCGAGAGCGAGGCTGCCCGTGTAGCCGCGGCCAACTCCATTCTCGACCGGGGCTATGGCAAGGCCACCCAGCCAGTCGACGGTGATGGCGACGGCGGGGAGATCCCGGTCGGCCTGACCGTCCAGTTTATCCGCCCGACGCCGCTGCCCGATGGCGATTGAGTTCCCGGAGAAGCTGGCGTTCTTGTTCGAGCCGGCCCGGTACAAGATCGCCTACGGCGGCCGTGGTGGCGCGAAGTCCTGGGGATTCGGGCGGGCGCTGCTGATCCAAGGCGCCCAGCGTAAGCTCCGGGTGCTTTGCGCGCGCGAGTTCCAGAACTCGATCGCGGAATCGGCGCATGCGCTGCTCGCCCAACAGATTGATCTTCTGGGGCTCGGGGCGTTCTACGAGGTCCAGGAAAAGCGCATCCTCGGCGCTACCGGCACAGACTTCATCTTCAAAGGGCTCCGGCACAACGTCGCCTCCGTGAAATCGACTGAGGGCGTTGATGTCTGCTGGGTCGAAGAAGCCCGCACCGTTTCAAAGGCTTCTTGGGACGTCTTGATCCCGACGATCCGGAAGCCGGGATCGGAGATCTGGGTCAGCTTCAACACCGAGTTGGCCGAAGACGAGACCTACAAGCGCTTCGTGAGGAAGCCGCCAACCGGCGCCCGCGTGGTCAAGATCGGATGGGAGGACAATCCGTGGTTCCCCGACGTGCTGCGTCAGGAAGCCTTGGACCTGAGGGCCCGTGATCCCATCGCCTACGAGACGGTCTGGGGCGGCCACTGCAAGCAGGTCCTCGACGGCGCGATCTACGCCAACGAGATCCTGGCGGCGAACAGTGCCGGACGGTTCGGCAAGGTGCCGTTCGATCCGTCGAAGCCGGTGCATACGTTCTGGGATCTGGGCCGGGCCGATAAGACCGCGATCTGGTTCGCGCAGGTCGTCGGCTTCGAGTTCCGGCTGATCGCCTATTACGAGAACCGCGGCCACGCGCTGCAGCACTACATCGACCAGCTGCGCACCGTCGCCGAGGAGCGCGGCTACGTCTACGGCGAGCACTGGCTCCCGCACGACGCGCGCAACGAGCTCCTCGCCTCGAAGCGCACCATCGAGCAACAAATGTGGGACGCCGGGCACCGTGTCCGGATCGTGCCGAAGCTGACGATCGCCGCCGGCATCGACGCGGCCCGCCTGCTCTTCTCGCGGTGCTGGTTCGACGAGGAACTATGCGCCGACGGCCTCCAGGCCCTGCGTAACTATCGCTACGACATCGACGACGCGACGCAGCAGTTCTCGAAGAACCCGCTGCACGATTGGGCCAGCCACGGCGCCGACGCCTTCCGCTACTTCGCGGTCGGGATCGCCGAGCCGCAGGCGCCAGCGAAGGCCGAGACCGGGCCACAAGATCGCTACGCGCGCATCAGGCGCCGCGCCTCGCAACCTTCAGGATCGGCATGGGCGACATGACGGACACCGACGCCGATCGCGGCACGACGCCCGGCGATGAGACCGCCACGCGCGAGAGCCGGGCGCTCGATCGCGACGCTCTGGCAGCTAAGCTCAAGGGCTGGTTTCGCGTTGATCGGGATGCCTCCTCGCGGTGGCGAGAAGAGGCGCGCGAGGACTATGACTTCGTGGCCGGTCGCCAATGGTCCGCCGCGGATGAGGCTGTCCTGCGCGAGCAGGGCCGTCCGCCGATCACGTTCAACCGCATGCTGCCGATCATCAAGGCGGTGGCGGGCTCGGAGGTGAATGCCCGCCTCGACATCCAATATCTGCCCCGTGAGATCGGAGACGCGGCCAAGAACGAGGTCCTGACCGAGGCCGGGCGCTACCTCGCTGATGAGGCCGAGGCGGAGGACGAGGAATCGGACGCCTTCGTCGACGTCGCGATCACCGGCATGGGCTGGGTGGAGATGCGGCTCGACTACGAGCTCGATCCCGATGGCGCCTATGTCGAGGACCGCGTCGACCCTCTCGAAATGGTCTGGGACTCGACGGCGCGGAAGCGGAACCTCTCCGACGCCCGCCGGATCTTCCGCGCGAAGTCGATGGACCGGGCCGAGGCCGAGGGACTGTTCCCCGATGCCGACCCGGCCGACCTCGATGCGGCCTGGGCCGAGGACCGCGACGGCGACCAGCATGCGGGCCTGCAGCCCGGTGACAGCCGCATCGACCGTCCCGGATCCGCGCAGGAAGGCACGTCGCGGGTGACCATCGTCGAATGCCAGTGGTGGGAGCGTCGCCGCGTTGTCGCCGTGACCGATCCCGGCACCGGTGAGGCGACCGAGATGGAGCCGGGCAAGGCATCCGTCCTGGTGCGCCGCGCGGCCGCCATGGGCATCACCCTGCAGACCCACAGCATCACCAAGCGCGTCTATCGCCGGGCCTTCATCGGCGGGACCGTGCTGGAAGAGGGCGAGGCCCCTGCCGGCGACCGCTTCTCCTACGCGTGCATGACGGGCGACCGCGACCACAACAAGGGGACCTGGTTCGGCATCGTCCGGATGATGAAGGACCCCCAGCGCTACGCCAATAAGTGGCTGTCCCAGACCATGGACATGCTGAACCGCCAGGCGAAGGGCGGCATCCTTATGGAAAAGGGCGCGGTCCCGGATCAGGCGGAGTTCGAGGCGAGCTACGCCAAGCCAGGCGCCGTGACCTGGGTCGAGGACGGCACGCTGATGAGCGGCCGGATGAAGGAGAAGCCCCTCCCGACGCTGCCCGCCGGCCATTACCAGCTCATGGAGTTCGCGATCATGTCGATCCGCGATTCCTCGGGCGTGAACCTCGAACTGCTCGGCCAGAAGCAACAGGAACAGGCCGGCGTACTGGAGTATCAGCGCAAGCAGGCCGCGATGACGATCCTCGCCACCTTGTTCGATTCCCTGCGCCGCGCGCGCAAGCATATCGGCCGGGTGCGGCTCTACTTCATTCAGAACTTCCTCTCGGACGGGCGCCTGGTTCGCATCGTCGGCGACGGCGCCACCCGCGTCGTGCCGCTGCTCCGGGATCGGACCCTCGGTGATTACGACGTCATCATCGACGACATGCCGTCCTCGCCGAACCAGAAGGAAGTGGTCTGGTCGACGTTCACCAGCGTCTTCCCGGTGATCAAGGACATGATCACCCCGCAGGTCCTCCTCGAGGTGCTGCCGTACTCGCCGTTCCCGGCCTCGTTCGTCGCGAAGATGCGCGAGCTGCTCGCGCAGGCTCCGACCGATCCGCAGGCCGAGCAACAGCAACAGGTCGCCATGCAGACCGCCGTGGCGAAGATCCAGGACCTCACCGCCGGCGCGAACCTGAAGCAGGCCAAGGCCCAGCGGGAATCGGCGCTGATCCAGCACGACCACATCGACGGCTTCGCGAAGGTGGCGGCCATGGCTGCCCCGCCCGCGCAGCCTGCCGGCCCTCTCCTGGCCTGATCCCGATCGCCCGGCCGGCGGCGTCATGCCGGCTTTCGTACCCTTCACGTCACGAGGACACCCATGAGCGACGATTTCAACGCCTCCGCAGACAGCGGCGACGCCTTCACGGCTGAAGAGCAGGCCGCCTTCGACGCCTACGCCTCCGGCGAGCCCGCTCCCGAGGCCGCTGGCGCCGCGGAGCCGGTCGCTGGTGGCGATGCCGCCCCCGATGCCGCCGCTGCCGCTGTACCCCCGGCCGAGGCCGCTGCACCGGGCGATGTCGTCGATACCGATGCCGAGGACGGCGACGCGGACCAGAACAAGGGCAAGTTCGTCCGCCATGGCGCGTTCCACCAGGAGCGCGAGCGCCGCAAGGCCGTCGAGCGCGAGCTGTCCGAACTGAGGGAGAAGCATGCGCGCGCCGATGAGCGGCTGCGCGTCTTCACCGAGACTGCAAAGCCTGCCGCTGCCGCCGCGCAGGCCGCTCCAGAGCCCGAGACGCCCCCGGACCCGAACGAGGACATCTTCGGCTACGCCAAGTACCTGGAGAAGCAGATCCAGGACATCCGCACCGGCCAGACCCAGATGACCGAGGCGCAGAAGGCCGAGCGCGAGGCACAGGCGCAGGAAGCCCAGCGCGGCGAGGTCCTGACCAGCTACCGCGGCGACGTCCAGCGCGTAATGGCCGCCCAGCCCGAGTTCGCGCAGGCCTACGAGCACCTGTTCCAGGGCCGCATTGCCGAGCTGAAGGTCTACGGCATGTCCGAGGCCGAGGCTGTAAAGGCGGTCCGCGACGACGAGTTCGGTCTCGTCCAGGCCGCCATTGCCGCCGGCCAGTCCCCGGCCGAGCGCATCCTGCAGCTCGCCAAGGTGCGCGGGTTCGCCCCGAAGCCGGCCGAGGCTGCCGCTGCCCCGGCCGAGAGCCCGGCGGCGAAGGCGGCGCGTATCTCCCGCGGTCAGGCTGCGAGCAAGTCCCTGTCGGCCGCTGGCGGAGCGCCTGCCGGCGAACTCACCCTCGAGATGCTCGCCGGAATGTCGGAGGCCGACTTCGACAAGGTCTCGGCGCAGAATCCGGCTCGCGTCCGCGCCCTGATGGGTGGCTGAGACTACGCCCTCATTCGAGGATGAGGACGTACCAACGTTGGAAGATTAGCTGGTCGCAAAATGGTTCACGCCTGGCGTTACCGATGCGACCACATTCCAAAAAGGGGTTGAATGTTGCAGTCTAAGGCCTGACGGATGCGGTTCATCAGCTTCCGCTTCCGGCTCGTCGCAGGCACTAAACGACCTTCTGGGAGCTAACCCTTTGAGGGCGTAACGGTTCGAGCCCGATCATCTCGTACAGGTAGCATGTAGCACCCAGGGCTGGTTGCCGTCAGCTGGCTTTAGCTGTTCCGAACTCAGCAGCCTCAATAGCCATCAATGCTTTGCCTTTCTTGAAAGCCATATGAGCCTTTTTTTCGCTTAGCAGGTTCTGGATTTCCAGGATTTGAGGCGAGACCGAAGGCATCCTCTGCAAAATTTGAACAGCCAGTTTCGAAAGCTCGTTAAGCTCATCGAATGGGTTTTCTTTAAGTACAATTTGTTGCAACATAAAAGCGAGCCGAGAGCATGGCAGGTATACTTCCCCTTCACTGACCATCTCGCTCTCGCGAAGAATGCGGCAGTGATTCTTGATAACTAAGCTTGTAGCTGATCCCGCATTGCAAATCTCAGCGCCGTTTACGAAAACAGTTTCGCCTGGCCTAATCGTAAGCTTTAATGCCATCACTCAACTCCTTTTGAGCTAATTATATCAATTCGCCAGATTCAGTGTTTGTGCCTCTCCAAGGTACCTATTACGGGTTAATGATGCATTAACTATACGACAGAAAGACGAGCGCGCTTCGGAAATGGGCGCATCACTTTAATGCCAGGTTAGGAAGTTGAGGGCCTTGGTGACATGCCTTCGAAATTAGAGGGTTCTCAGATCCAAAGGATCAAAATCAATGTCTTCCGGCATCACCCTTACCGCCGCGACCCGTCAGAACCTGCTCTCGCTGCAGGGCACGGCCGATCTGCTGACTCAGACCCAGAACCGTCTGTCGACCGGCAAGAAGGTCAACTCGGCACTCGACGATCCGACGAGCTTCTTTACTTCGCAGGCCCTGTCCGGCCGCTCGGGCGATCTCGGCTCGCTCCTCAACGGCATCTCGAACGGCGTCCAGACGATCCAGGCTGCTAACCAGGGCATCACCTCGATCCAGAAGCTGGTCGATTCCGCCAAGTCCACCGCCAACCAGGCGCTGGCCGACAAGAGCGCGACCACCAGCGGCACCCCCGCCACGGCGGCCGTGCTGACCGCCGGCGTAGGCTACCAAGGCAGCACCACGGCGGCTTCCGACGGAACCCAGAACTTTGCGTCGGTGGACGGTTCAGGGACGGATATCGGCTCTACTTTCACAATCTTCGATGGCACGAACACCTCCACGATCACACTCAATGCAAACACATTGGGCGGCCTTACGAGCAACCTCTCGAAGGTCAGTGCCGATACCGTCGTGACGGCCATCAACAACCAGATCGCCAATAGCGCGACCCCTGCCGCCGTGACGGCCTCCAAGACGACCGATGGCCGGATTGTCTTCACCTCCACGGACACGGGTTCCGATGCCGGCATTACCCTGACCAACACCGCTGGCACCGTCGATATTGGTTTCAGTGATTTCGCAACGGTGGCGACCGCTCAGACCGCAACTGGTTCGGACGCTAAGAACGGCGCCACAGCGGCAACTGCAGAAGGTGCAGCAGTTGCTGGTTTGGCGACCGGTGGTACCGGCCCTGACTTCACCGGCGCAGACGATGCGTCGTTCACTATCAAGCTCGGCGATGGCCCGGCCAAAAAGATCGAGCTGAACACTGCGGCGGATGCAACGCTCGGCGCAATTGATGATGCGAAAGCGACGGACCTTGCCACGGCAATCAACAAGCAGCTGAATGCTGATACGGGCTTCAAAGGTAAGGTCACTGCTGTTGGTGACGATACGACTGGTAAAGTGACCTTTACTTCGACGGCGACGGGATCGGATCAGAAGATCACGATCGATGCGTCTTCCGCGGCGACCAACACGGATATCGGTTTTGGTGCGGGTGCTACTGCAAAGCCAGTTGTGGCGAGCGGTGCTGGTTCTGCTAGTGGAACCAACGCCACCCGGACCTCGCTCGCCAAGCAGTTTAACACCCTGCTGGATCAGATCACCCAACAGGCAAAGGATTCGAGCTACAACGGCATCAACTTGCTGTACCGCTCGGGCACTGATGCCAAGGAAAACTCCTTGAAGGTGACCTTCAACGAGACGGGTTCGTCCAACCTGAACATCGAAGGCGCCAAGCTCGACTCCGATGGCCTTGGCCTCACCTCGATTACCGGTGGTTTCCAGTCAGACGACGAGATCAACAAGGCTCTGACGGCCATCACGGCGGCCACCAGCCAGCTTCGTGCCCAGTCCTCGACCTTCGGCTCCAACCTCTCGGTGGTGCAGAACCGTCAGGACTTCTCGAAGAACCTGATCAACATCCTTGACACCGGTGCAGCCAACCTGACGAACGCGGACCTCAACGAGGAAGCCGCCAACTCCCAGGCCCTGTCAACCCGCCAGTCGATCGGCATCTCAGCCCTCTCGCTGGCCAACACGGCCCAGCAGGGCATCTTGCAGCTCCTCCGCTAAGCGGATCAGCCGTCACGACAATGAGCGGCCGGGGGACACCCCGGCCGTTTTTAATTGAGATTGCAGAAACCCGCCTCTTACGTGCCGCTTAAGGGCATTTGCCCGGCGGATGTATGCGACGACCGTCCTCGGATCGCGGTAGCCCGATTATCCATAATCCGGGTCATGTCAGTACCGGAGTCGGTCGTAGTCAGGAGGTCGCCGGCGCGCAGGGTATCTACGTTGAAGGCGGATGCACCAGAGCGGGCATTTACGCCCGTGCGGCTTCCAGCAGTCGGATAAAACATCTCGCTTGACCCGACGGGCAATCTCCGCGCATTAGCTATCCGTCGCGAGACGCGCGAGCCCATCCGGGCCCTGCCCTCTCGTTTTTCCACCAACTCCCCGATCCGACGTCCGTCCGAAGCCCGCATCTCGCGGGCTTTTTGCGTTCGCCGGCCCGGTTCGCCTGATCGCACGGCACGCGATCCGCTCGGCCTCGTCACGGTCTTCGCCTGATCCCCGGCAAGGATCCCGTCCGACCACCGTCCCCAGCGGCACCATGGGGCCCGGCTTCCGTCCGCGCGGCGACGCACAGCCCGCAACGTACCCCTATCCCCCGGACACAAGCCCAGAAGGCACCCCCATGTCTTACACCGCATTTGCCGTGAACGACCCCCTGGCCGTTAAGCTGTGGTCGAAGAAGCTCGCCACCGAAGCGAACAAGTCGATCGACATCGACCCGCTCATCGGCGAGGGCGACGGCTCCATCATCCAGGAGAAGACCGAGACCAAAAAGGGCAACGGCGACCAGGTCACCTTCGGCCTGCGCATGCAGCTCAAGGGCGACGGCTTCTCCTCCTCCGACGTTGCCGAGGGCAACGGTGAGCAGCTCGGCACCAACTCCGACAAGGTCACCATCGACGAGCTCGGCCACGTGGTCGGCTGCAAGTCCGAGCACACCATCGACGCCCAGCGCGTGCCCTTCAACCTGCGTGAGCAGGGCCGCGCCGGTCTCGCCGACTGGTTCCAGACCCGCAAGACGGTGTCGTTCTTCAACCACGTCTGCGGCTTCACCCCCGTGAACGGCCTGGCCAACGGCAAGAAGTTCAGCGCCAACAACGCTGTCACCGCCCCGTCCGTCGGTCGCATCTTCCGCCCGAACGGCCGCGCCAACGATGGCGCCCTCGTCGCGGGCGACATCATGACCCTCGACCTCATCGACAAGGCCGTCGAGCTCGCGAAGACCGGCGGCTCCACCGGCAAGGTCATGATCCGTCCCATCGTGGTCAACGGCCGCAAGGTCTACGTGATGTACCTGCACTCGACGCAGGTCACCTCGCTCCGGACCAACACCGCCGCGGGCCAGTGGCTCGACATCCAAAAGGCTGCGATGGCCGGCATGGAATCGTCCAAGTCCCCGATCTTCTCGGGTGCGCTCGGCGAGTACAACAACGTCGTGCTCCGCGAGGCGCAGGACGTCACCGCCGGCGTGTCGCCGGACGGCAAGACGGCTGTGCCGCTCACCCGCCGCGCCGTGCTGCTCGGCGCGCAGGCCGCGACCATCGCCTATGGCAAGGCCGGCGGCGAGACCCGCTACCGCTGGAACGAGGAGCTGCTCGACCACAAGCGCAACCTCGAAGTCTCGGCCTGGGCGATCTGGGGCATGAAGAAGACGACCTACAACGGCGACGACTTCGGCACGATCGTCATCCCGACCTACGCCAAGCCCGCCGACGCCGCCTAAGCGGCCTCTCCTGACTGAACCGGTGCGCGGGGCCTGACGGCTCCGCGCCTTCGTCTCATCCCCCATCCTGAGAGGGCCCGACATGGCCACCAACGTCACCCCCGTGCGCCCGGCCGCGCGCGAACTGCGTGAGCAGGTCGTTCACACCATCCGCCGCACCGTCACCTTCGCCGACGGCGCCTTCGCCTTCCCGGCCTCCCTGCCGGACGGCGCCCTGATCAGCCGCACCCTCGTGCTGATCGAGACTGCGTTCACCGCCGGCACCACGCTCACCGTCGGCACGACCGTCGGCGGGAACGACATCGTCGCCGCGGCCGATTCCGCTGCAACCGCCGCCGGCGCCAAGCGCCCCGATACCGGTACCGTCAAGGGCCGCCTCGTCGGTGACACCGTGCTGTACGGCACCGTCACCGGCGCCCCGGCCGCCGGCGTCGCCACCATCGTCATTGAGTACGTCCCGAACAACGACGCCTGATGCTCGTGGCGGCGGAGCCCAGCGCTCTGCCGCCGCACCTGTCCACGAATCCGAGGGTCGCCAATGCCGAACGCGCAAGGGAAACCGACGCTCGGCGACCTCATCGACGAGATCGAGGACGACATCGAGCGGTCGGACCTCGGCCGTCAGATCGAAATCGCGATCAGTCGGGCGATCCGGCACTACCAGCCGGAGCGGTTCTTCTTCAGCGAGCGGATCCTGACCTTCGAGACCCTGGCCGGGACTGACGTCTATTTCGGCGGCGATGCACCGGACATCCCGGACCTGCTCGCCATCGACAGCCTGGTGCGGATCGAGAACGGCCAGACCTATCCGCTGACCCGCATCTCGGAATCGACGATCGAACGTAGGGACGATCCGGCGAGCGCCTCGCAGCCCTGCGCCTATTCCTACTTCGACCGCAGCATCCGGCTCTGGCCGATGCCGTCAGACGCGTGGACGATCCGTCTCGCCGCCCACGTGCTCGTTCCAGCCCCTTCCCAGAGAGACGAGACATCGCCCTGGGTCGATGAAGCCTCCGACCTCATTGCTGCGCGCGCCAAGCAGCACCTCGGACTCAACACCCTTCGCGACCCTGCCTTCGCCAAAGCGCAGGGCCTCCTCGTCTCGGATGCGTTCCGCTCGCTGCGAGGCCGGTCAAACCGCATCGCATCGACCGGACAAATCCGGGCTTACCACCTCTGACCCGGAGACCATCTCATGGCCGCTCTCCCCGCCATCATAGATTACGACAGCCTCGTTCTGAACGTCTCGGACTATATCGCTCGAAACGACCTCGAGGATTACTACCCGACCTTCATCCAGCTGACCGAGAACCGCCTGAACTCGGCGCTCAAGGTGCCGGGCATGGAGACCGAAGCGACCCTGACGCTGGGCGTCGACGGTACCGTGGCGACCCCGGCGACCTACGTCGAATGGATCATGGTCAACTGGAAGGCGGCTCCTGCCGGTCGTGTCCAGCGCCTTCGGTATGTCGAGGCCAACAGCCCCGAGTTCACCCATCGCTTCCGCCCGAACGGCGCTCCGATGTATTACACCGTCGCCGGCGGCAAGATCCGGACGGCTCCCGGTCGCGCCGGGACCATCGACGCCGTGTTCTATCAGCGTGTTCCGTCCCTGACGCCGACGGCTCAGACCAACTGGCTGATCCAGAAGGCGCCGCAGCTCTACCTCTACGGGGTGATCGCCGAAGCATACTCGTTCCAGAAGGACGAGGCCCGCGCCGGTGAGTGGCTGAAGAACGCCGACGACCGTCTGAAGCTCTTCATCGAAGAGTCGAGCGGTGTGAAGGTCGGACGCCGCGCCGAGCGCGCTGCCGAAGTCGAGGCCGAGCTCATTGCCTCCAAGGGGCTGAACTAAGCCATGGCTGATGCCCCCATCCGCGTCGGGCTGGCACCGTTCGCCCCCGACGTCGCCTCGCTCGACGCTTCGGTGACGGCGGTGGCGACGAACACGGTGCCGCGCGCCGATGGATGGGGGCCGTTCGCCTCGCCCGTTCCGATCTCCCTCCCCCTGCCGGCCGATTGCCTCGGTGCCATCGAGGTGAAGTCGCCGGCCTTCGGGTTCCCGGTCTACTTCGCCGGGACCCGGACGAAGCTCTATCGCTACAACCTCGGCTCGTCGGGCTGGGATGACGTGTCGAAGCCGGGCGCGACCTACAGCATCCCGCCGGGCGATTACTGGTCGTTCGCGGTCTACGGCAGCCGCCTGCTCGCCACCACGCTCGGAACGGCCGTCCAGGTCATCGACGTCGACAGAGGCAAGCAGTTCCAGGATCTCGGAGGCAGCCCGCCCCGTGCCCGCCACGTCGGCGTCGTCGGCGAGTTCGTCGTGCTGGCAGGCTTGGCCGCCGACCCGAACTCGGTGGACTGGTCGGACCTCGGCAACATCGAGTTCTGGCAGCCCGGCGTCGGCGGCGGTCACACCTCGGACCTGCAGATCTTCCCCGACGGCGGCGCGGTGACGGGCTTTGCCGGCGGTGAGTTCGGCATCGTGTTCCAGGAACGGGCAATCCGCCGAATGGTGTTCGTTCCGAACTCGGCCGAGGTGTTCGGGTTCGAGGTCTACGAGGAGAACAGGGGTGCGGTGGCGCCCTGGTCCCTCGCCAAGGTCGGCCCGCGCGTGTTCTTCCTCGATCGCGACGGATTCCACCTGTTCCAGGGCGGTGGCTCGACGCCGATCGGTGCGGAGCGGGTGAACCGGTTCTTCCTCGATCGCGTCGACCCGAATGCGGTCGCCTCGGTCGTGGCCATTCGCGATCCTACCGGCCCGCGCGTCATGTTCGCCTATCGTAGCAGGACCGCGAGCGCGTCGGATCCGACGCTCCTCGATGAGGTCCTGCTCTACGACTGGCTGCTCGACCGCTGGTCGTTCATCGCCATGCCGGTGCGGTTCGGGCTTGTCGCCGCGACGCCAGGCGTCTCCATCGACAACATCCCGGGCTCCCTCGACGATCCGGGGCAGAAATCCCTCGACGACCCATCCTATGCCGGGGGCGCGCCCTCGCTTGGCGTCATCACCGGCGCGAACCGGCTGGCACTTCTCAACGGGCCGGCGCTCCAGGCGACGTTCGAGACGGCGGAGGCGATGATCTCCCGTCCGGATCGGACCTTCATCGACGGTGTGCGCCTTGATAGCGACGCCGACGACTGGCGCATCGCGGTCGGCGGGCGCGAGAATGCCGGTCAATCGACCCCGGTCCGCTACCGGCCCGAGACGGCTCCCACGGTGGAGCGCCTCGCCCCCTGCCGTTCGTCAGCCCGCTACCACCGGGCCCGCATCCGCATCCCCGCCGACACGCCGTGGAGCTACGCCTCCGCGATCGAGCCGCATGCACGGCGAGAGGGCTCGCGATGATCGTCCCGGGTAAGAACGAGACACGGCTCGACCGGATCATCCAGGCGATCAGTGAGATTGCCAGCGGCGGTTCGAACGCGATCGGCAAGAGCGCCGTGACCCTCGCCCCGGGCCTTGAAACGACAGTGGTCGACCCGCTTTGCACCGAGGGCACGCTCGTCGTGCCGGTACCGATGTCAGCATCCGCCGCGGCGTCCGGCATCTTCCTGAAATCCACGGCGCGCGGATCGTTCGTGCTCGGGCACGGTGTGTCTTTCGCCGATGACCGCGTCGTCCGCTACGAGCTCCGGCGCCCCTGATGCAGCTTCTTCCCGTCGATCATGCCGACCTCGCGAGCGCGTGGGCGGTGGCGGAGCCGTGGCTCNCCCGCGCCTGCGCCCGTCCGGGCTGCGACCTGTCGATCGAGGATCTGCACGGCCTCGTCGAGGTCGAGGCTGCGCTCCTGGTGCTGATCCTGGGCGATGACGGCACGCCGATCGGCGCGGGCGTCACTCAGGTGCGTGAGATCGCCGGCGGCGGGCGATCCTGCTGCGTCCTCGCCACCGGCGGGACCGACGTTCGTCGCTGGCGCGAGATCATGGCCCAGATCGAGGCCGGTGCCTCGCGCAATGGCTGCGAGCGTGTCGAATTCGTTGGCCGGGTCGGATGGGCTGCACTGCTCCCCGACTACCAGGTCGACGCCTATTACTCGAAACAGTTGCGGGTGGCCTGATGAGCGGCGGCGGAACGAAGACCACCACGACCACGCAGAACACGAAGTCCGATCCGTATGCCGCGGCGGTCCCGTCGCTGCAGAAGATCATCGATTCCGGTAATGCCGCGTTCGATTCCGGTGTCGGCTCGCAGGTCTATACGGGCGAGCGCGTCGCCGGCCTCGGTCAGACCACGCTGGCCGGCCTGGACAGCATGAAGGCCAATGCCAGCGGCGCCACGGGCGCGGCGCAGGCGGGCAACAGCTTCCTCGGCTCGCTGCTGGGCAATGGCGGCTCGACCGCCGGTACCCAGAGCGCAGCCGCGCAGCTCGGCGGGGTGAAGACCAACGTCGACACGGGCGGCGTCGCCTCTGCCGCGTCGAAGCTCTCCGACCCGAACAGCCTGGCGCAGACCACCGGTTCGGCGCTGGCCGGCGGGACCTACGGCACCGACACGTCGGCCATGAAGGCGCTCGCCGACAGCGTGGCGGGCGGGCCGTCTNCTGGCGCAGACCACCGGTTCGGCGCTGGCCGGCGGGACCTACGGCACCGACACGTCGGCCATGAAGGCGCTCGCCGACAGCGTGGCGGGCGGGCCGTCGCAGGTGAAGTCGTCGCTCCTCGACGTCGCCAACGGGAAGTATCTCGGCGGAGCGAACCCCTATCTCGACGACATTCTCGGCCGCTCGAGCGCGGAAGCCGCATCGAAGGTCGGGCAACAGTTCGCCGCCTCGGGTCGGTATGGCTCGGGCCGGTTCGCCGCCGCGACCGCCGATGCCGTCGCCAATGTCGAGACCCAAGCCCGCTATGCCGATTACGAGGCCGAACGCGGGCATCAGGCGCAGGCCGCCTCCGCGATCGACGCGGCTGAGAACGCGCGGGCCGGGACTGCCGGCAACCTCTACCAGGGCATCGCCGGGATCAACACGGGCAACGGCAGCCTCGCCGCGACCGGTGCGAACCTGTCGCTGAACGCGAACCAGGCCGGGCTTGCCGGCGCCAACGCGCTGGCCAACCTCCAGGGCTCGAACGCCGATCGCTCGCTCACGCAGGCTGGCGCGCTCCTGTCAGCGGCTCAGAGCGACCGCGCCGCCGGCATGGCCGGCATCGGACAGGTCCAGACGGTCCAGGACAACCTTCTGGCGCCCGGNCGCACATTGGCGGGNATCGGTGCCGTCGAGGACCAGGCGAAGCAACAGCAGCTCGCGGCTCTGCAGGACCTCTTCAACGAGCAACAGGCGGCACCCTGGCGTCAGGTCGGGCTTNATCGGTGCCGTCGAGGACCAGGCGAAGCAACAGCAGCTCGCGGCTCTGCAGGACCTCTTCAACGAGCAACAGGCGGCACCCTGGCGTCAGGTCGGGCTTCTGTCCGGCGTTGCCCTGCCGGTCGCCGGCGCAGGCGGCACCTCGACGGGAACGACCGAACAGAGGACGCCGCAGCCCAGCCTTCTGCAGCAGCTGCTCGGCGGCGGACTGGCCATCGCCGGCACCGCCTCGAAATTCATCTAAGGANGGAACGACCGAACAGAGGACGCCGCAGCCCAGCCTTCTGCAGCAGCTGCTCGGCGGCGGACTGGCCATCGCCGGCACCGCCTCGAAATTCATCTAAGGACCGGCCGTCATGAGCGCAGGCATTCCCTACGGCCTTCCTCCCGGCTTCCGGGCTGTGCCGGGTATCGTCACCGACCAGGACAGGTATCCTGGTCTGCTGCAGCCTTCCATTTTCGATCCAGCCGCTCCGGCATCGCTCATGAACGTGGATGAGCGCACCGGCTCTGCCAGCGCGCCGGCTGGGCAGGCACCGGCTGTCGCGACGAGTGAAGCTCCCCTTCAGCGTCCGCCCTTCGGGTTCGGTCCCATGGGCGTTCCAGATGTCGTTCCAGCCGCGCCCGTCGCGAACTCGGGTATTCCTTCGTTCGGCGTGGGCTCGAATGCGCCTGATCTGCCGGCCATGCCCGCGCCTCAGGCAAGCGCGGCGCGGCCTATGCCGGCGAGCCCCTCACTTCGTCCGATGCGCTCGGCTCCAATGCCACCTCCGCGTCCGTCCGACATGCCGGCGCCCGAGGCGGTACCGACCGCCGGCACCATGCCGGCTCCTGCCGCTGCGCCGTCAGCGTCGCCCATCGCCGACGGTGGCTTCGACTTCGGCGGCGCGCTGAAGCGATTCACGGATCGCGGTGGCAGTGACCTCCTGGTCGGCCTGGGCACCGGGCTCATGTCGACCCCCGGCTTTGGTAACGGCCTCGCCGCCGGCTTCCAGAACGCGCAGAAGGCGGAGCAGCAACGCGCCGTCACCGGGCTCGCGCAGGCCGAACTCGGGATCAAGCAGCGCAAGCTCGCGCAGGAAACGGCTGCGCTCAGCGGGAACGCTTCCGTCATCAAGCGGGCATTCCCGAGCCTGTCCGATGCCGAGGCTGCGTCCGCCGGGGCGAACAGCAGCTTGGTGACGGAAGCGTACAAAATCCTGCGCGACCCGAACCACGGAAAGGGCATCCCGCCCAACTACCGCCAGCGCGCCGACGGCCAGGGGTATGAGCCGATTCCCGGCAGCGAGGCGGACCCGGCGACGAAGGAATCCATGTCGGCCGCAGCCGCGCGAGGTGCCGCCTCCGTCAAGCCCGATGAGAAGTTCAACCTGATCCCCGATGCGGAACGGGCCGCACTCGGACTGCCGGCCGGCGCTTACCAGCGGGACTCGTCGGGCAAGATCAGCCCAATCAATTCGACTGGCACCACCATCAACATGGGCGGTGAAAAGGCTTACGACGCAGAGGTCGGTAAATCATACGCGAAGCAGTTCACTGACTTTCAGACATCTGGGCGGAACGCGGGTGCAAAGCTCAATTCTCTTGCGCTCATGGAACAACAGATGACGAAGCCGGACTTCTACTCTGGTCTGGGCGCCGAGAACGTGAAGAGGCTGAACCAGTTCCTCGGTGTCGTAGGCATCAAAAACCCTGCTGCCGCTTCGCCCGCCGAGGTGGTAGATGCACTGTCTAACCAAGTCGTCATGGATCAGCTCGGCGGGTCGTTGGGCGCTGGTATCTCGGACAGCGACCGCAAAGCCATCGCCCTCATCGGCCCTGGCATCGCGAAGACCCCGGAGGGTAATCGGCAGTTGATCGGGATCTACCGCTCCATTGCGCAGCGCGAGCAGGAAATCTCCCAGATGGCTCGTGACTATGCCAAGGCGAACGGCGGTCGCATCGACGCCGGCTTTGATGATCGGGTCGCGCAGTTTGGTCTAGCCAACCCGCTCTTCCCCGCCGCGCAGGCAAACGCCACGGCTCAATCTGACGGCAAGGCTGGTCCGGTGGCGACACCTGCCGCCGGGACCGCGCCGCGAGGCGGGACGCGCCGCGTGTTCGATCCCGCTACGGGGAATTTCCGCTGATGCCCGACATCGAAATCGAAGGCCCAGACGGCGACGTTTTCGCTTTCCCCGAGGGGACTGGCGATGGCGTGATGCGCACGGCGCTGCTCAAGCACTATCAGGGCGCTGCAAAGGCGAAAACCGATCTGCCCACGGCTGGGTTGGCCGGCGACGGCGCTGCCGCCATCGGGCGCGGTCTCGTGAACGGCGTGCCGGTGGTCGGCCCCTACCTGCTCGGCGGGCTGAACCGCGGCGTCGCGGCCGTTCGCACCCTGCAGAACGGTACGACCTTCCCCGAGGAGCTGAAGCGGGTCGAAGGATTCGGCGAGCGCACCGCCGCCGAGAACCCGATCGCCTCGACGGCGGGTGAGATCGGCGGCGGCGTGGTCGGTACCCTGCCGCTCGTTGCGGCGGCGCCGGCGGCCTTCGGTGCGGGTACGGGTGGCCTTGGGATTCGGACACTGGCTTCCGCTGGGAGTGGGCTCAGTATCGGTGCGGCAGATTCCGCGGTTCGAAGCTCCGGAGACATCGGTGAGATAAAATATGGTGCTCTCGTCGGTGGCGGTCTCGGCGCAGCTGGCCCGGTGGCGGGCAAGCTCGTCGGGAAGGCGGTGTCTGCCGTGCGCGGGGGTGGACCGGGCGAGAACGTCTTGCGCGAGGCCGTCGAAGGTCTGTCGGAGGCGGAACTCGCCTCGGCGCAGCACATCATCGAGCAGGGCCGCCAGTTGCCCGGCGGCGGCGTCGGCGTCACCCTCGACGAGGCCTTGAACCGCGCGACCGATGGACGAGCCGTGCGCGCTTCCCAGCTCGCCCGCGTCGTCGCCAATTCCGGCGGTGAGGGCGGCCGGCTCATGAACGAGTTCTACGCCGCCCGTCCGGCCTCGATCGACAACGTCGCCCGGTCGGCCTTCGACGCAATCGGTCCGCAGAACCCCGCGCCGTCCGGCCTCGGTCTCGACCTTCAGTCGGCTGCACGTGCCGGTGTGGCTCAAACCCCCGAAGGCATGGCCTTGGCACAGGCACGCGCCGCTGTCGGTCCGCGTGTGACCGACGATGGTGCCGGGCGGGTCATCCAGCCCGAGATGCGTGGTGTGGTCGATGCGCGCGAGGCTGCCCGCAAAGCGCAGGCGGACATCGACTATGCGGCGGCGCGAAACGCCCCCGAGAACGTCGGCATCGAGCGTACCGTCGCGGTAGAGCGTCCTGGCGAGCCCATCGTCACGCAGCCGGCGTTCTCGCGTCCGCAGTTCGAGCCGGGTGCGCCTCGTCCCGCCGAGGCATTCGAGCGGCCCAGCGTGATCGGGGACGATCCGAACGGCGTCAGCCTCGCCCGCTTCATTGCGCAGAACGGCGGCTTGCGCCTGGATGGGGATGCGGCGGCGACCGACCTGCATCGCTTCATGGTGCCCGGTATCGGCAAGGTCGCGCGTCCGGACGGCAAGGGTCTCGACAACTTCTGGCGCGAGCGGCTGATCGAGGAGGGTTACTTCCGTCCCGATGCCGATGGCGGCATGGCACGTGACATCTCTTCCGAGCTGTTGCGCAAGCTACAGAACGAGCAGCGCGGCGTGCCCTCCTACCCGCTCGATAGCGCTGGCCGTCCGAAGGGGCGTGCGCCTGGTGGTCAGGCGGCGGACGAGTATGCGAACGCCCGGTCGCTGGCCGAAAGCCGCTTCGACGAGGACCTTGCCCGCGTCGAGGTCGACCCGAAGGGCATTCACCCGGACATCCGCGAGCGCGTCGTCGGCGCGCTGATGCGCGGCGAGGAGACGGACCCGCTCGCCGCCTACGAGCGCACTGTCGGTGCGATGAAGGGACCGCTCGACCCCTACGTGAAATCGACCACCGTCACTGAGACGATTCCCGACGTGCGGTTCGGTCAGGTGAACCCGCAACCGGCTCTCGACGCCATTGCGGAGCAGAGCCGCTTCGCCAAGGGTGACGTGCGCGGTGCGCTCAGCGGTGCGCGCAAGGATCTGTACGAGCCCGGCGGCGCCCAGCTCGACATGTCAGTCGAAGGTAACCTGAAGGCTCGCGAGCGGCTCGACCACCGCATCCAGGCGGCACTGCGCGATGGCGACGCTACGCAGGTCCGAGATCTGCAGATCTCGCGCTCGGCCCTCGACGCCCAGCTGAAGGCCGTTCCCGAGGTGGCGACGGCCGACGCGAACTTCGCGGCGAACTCCCGCCCCTTGGAGCCCTTCGCCCCCAACACCCCGCTCGGCCGCGTCGTCCAGCAGGATCCGCTCACCGGTCGCATGGCGACACCGACGGAACAGGTGCCGACCCATATCCAGGGCGCATCGGCGGCGCGCGAGTTCCTGGCGAACTCGACGCCGGCGGCGCGGCAGGCTTACGAGGGCCGTGTCGCGACGAAGATCCTCGATAGCGCTTCGGATGCGCGCGGGAACATCGACCCGGACAAGCTCAGCGTTCTCCTGCGCGATCAGGCGGACGTGCTCGAGCAGATGCCGGACGTCTTCCACCGCGTCGAAGCGGTCGTTCGTGCCCGCGACGGGCTGGCCCGCGTCGAAGCTTCGCCGCTCGGACGCATTGCAGATCGTCCGGACGTCGATGCCGCCATTCGGTCCGTGTTCGCCTCGAACCCGAAGCCCGGTAGCCACGGCGAAGTGGCGCAGGCGATGACGGCGCTGGTCAAGAACCGGCCCACGGCCGCGCGCGACCTCGCCCGCATCTACCTCGAATCCACCTTCAACGAGGCGACGCAACAGTCGAAGGGACTGGCGGCGCAGTATGGCGGCGCAGGTTTCGCCTCGGGCGTTCGGGGCAACGTTCAGCAGCGCCAGAACCTCGAGGCCGTGATCCGCGCCCTGCCGGAGGGTGAGACCATCCTGAAAGGGATGGACAACCTTCTCTCGACCCTCGAAGCCACCGGGTACCGCCCGAATAAGGGGTCAGACACTGCCTTTAACCAGGCGATCCAGGTCCAGTTGAAGAGCGGGAAGACGCAGCTCGGCCAAGCCGTTGCGGACGTCGCCACGGGCGCAGCGGCCGGTGCCGGCGTCGGCGGGTGGAGTGGGGCTGCCGGCGGTGCCGTCCTCGGTCTGAAGCGCGGCGTCGGTGACGCCATGTTGCAGGCTCGGATGATGGGAAATGGTGAGGCCATCGCCCGAATGCTGACCGATCCGAAGGCACTGCCGGACCTGCGCGCCTTGGCCCGTTCGCCTGTCGGCAGCAAGAACGCGGAGGCCTTCACGCGCCGGCTGCTTACGCTCTCGAACGGTGGCGCCGCTCCAACCCGCGATGTTTCAGCGGCGCAGCGTTAGGCGCTTCATTCGGCCGCTTTCGTCTCGGGGCCATAAACCAATGATGGAGCAAACTGCCCCTACACCGAGAATGATAAGCAGAGACGGCAATTCGCCGAAAGTCGCCCCAAGCCATTGGTTGAATGGCGGTACGATCCGCCTCAACACCCATCCGACCGCCAGCATGACGGCGGTGAACAGGACGAGCGTGAGGGCGACTTGAAGCCAGCGGGGCATGGCGGGACGATAGCAGCGCGCCCCGTCGCGGAATAGCGGATTAGGTCTCAGCGGTGCGATACCTGGACCGTTCTGATCTCGGAGTGCCCGCACTCCACGCATTTCCATGTATCCGTCCGCCGCTGGTTTTCCTCCGGTCCCACTGGCCTCCCGGCCTTGTCGAGCCGCATCGCCAGCGCACCACACTTCGGGCACCCTTCGCCCGGCATGCGCTCCAGGCGCTTCTCCAGTGCAGCAATGCGCTCGTTGGCCTCATCGAGCTTCGCTGGGAGTTCGCCAAGGCGTTTCCACACTGGTATCCTGTCCAGCAAGTCGAGCAGATCCTTGGTGCTGAACATGGCAAATCCCAACCTCGATGCCGTCGCCTTTCAGCACGGCACCTCCAGTTTGACGCGCTTCCCTCCGAACGTCGAGGTGATCCGGGTTGAGGTGTCTGGGCCGACAGCCTGGTTGGTCGCCCGCCGCAACGACGTTGAGATCCGCTTCCCGCTCGCCGGCGAGGATTGCCGTTTCCTGGCCAGCCAGCTCCAAGCCGCGGGCGAGGTGATCGGGGATCGCGTTCAGCCCACTTGACCCGACGGGCGAAACGCCCGAAACAGCCACTGTCAGGCGCCACGCGCGCCAGACCCGAGGGCCGCTCCGCAAGGGCGGCCTTTTGCATGTCCGGAGCCTGCCATGAACGACGATCTGCGCTCCGCGATCATCGCGACGGCNCAGACCCGAGGGCCGCTCCGCAAGGGCGGCCTTTTGCATGTCCGGAGCCTGCCATGAACGACGATCTGCGCTCCGCGATCATCGCGACGGCCGGGCGGATCGGCGCGGACCCGGTCGACCTCGCCACGACGATTTCCTACGAGACCGCCGGCACGTTCGACCCCTGGAAGGCCGGCCCGACGACGCAGTGGGGCCAGCATCGCGGGTTGATCCAGTGGGGCGAGCCCCAGCGCGCCAAGTACGGTGTCACGCAGGATATGCCGGTCGCGGCGCAGGTCGATGCCGCGGGGAATTACCTTGTCGATGCCGGCTTCAAGCCGGGGATGGGGCTCCTCGATCTCTATTCGGCGGTGAACGCGGGCAAGGTCGGCCGCTACAACGCCAGTGACGCCAACAACGGCGGGGCGCCTGGGACTGTCGCCGACAAGGTGAACAGCCAGATGGGAGCGCACCGCGCGAAGGCGACGGCGTTCCTTGGGGGCGAGTTCAAA